AGAGAAGACTTGGGACCCAAACAACTTAAGAGCGACAAGGGTATTGAGCCTTCCTCCTAGACCTGTAAATATTTCTTACGAAATAAACATATGGGCTAAGTATAAGAGTGATATGGATATGCTTAGATCCAATATCTTCTCCATGTTCAATCCTGCTGTTGATATTGTAACTAAATACTCCTCTTACAATAAAGCATTTATTACTAGAGAGAGGGAGATGGGGAGTATGGAGGCTGCTGATTCGGGGGATCGCGTTCTTCAAAAGACTTTTGAAGTTACTCTAGAGACCTACATTCCAACTCCTAAATTTCAAATAACTAATACTGGAGAGATTAAAGACTTTGAAATGTTTGATATTATCGTGGATGAGGACCCTAAAGTAATTGAGGGCATAAATCGCCAGTAATTTATATTGCATGAGTGGACCCCTACTAAGCTAAATATAACTACAATGAAGAGTGTAAAGAATACAAGCCTCCAAGGAATCTCAATACCCTTTAGGACTCCCGAGGGAGTAAGGTCTATATTTTTGGCCCCAAAGGCTAAGGCTTCCGTCCCAGACTCCTGGGAAAGCAAGGTATTATTGAACCTTGTAAAGAGAAGAATGGCTAAAGTAGTAACTGTAGTGGACGTTGCGCCAACCCCGGTGGTAACTAGAGCTACATCTAAAAGATACAATAAAAGAGAGGTTCGTTAATTATGGCAATCCCAACTAGTCCATCCGTAGTAGTTCTTGAGAACGATATTTCAATTTATACTCCAAACATTAATTCAAGTGTTGTAGGTATAGTAGGCTTTGCTAATAAAGGCCCTACTGATAAAGCAACACTCATTACCAGCCAAGAGAATTTAATTAGATTGTTCGGCAAGCCAGACTCCTCGTTAAATGGTCAAGGATTAGAGGGTGCATTAGAAATCCTTGAAGCTACCAATCAGGTTTACTTTGTGAGGGCGGTAAGTGACGCGGGTGCTGCATCTGCCAATGTTGGTGTAGGTGCATGTGCTGCGGTTCATGTGGGGGGTTATAACCCTGCCATGCCTTCCTCAATCTATTACTCTATAACAAACCATGCGGGCGTAAATCCTACTGCGGGCACGGTCGAGCTTGTTAGCTCTACTTCCTTCACAACTAGTGCTTCTATCCTCTTAAACGCTTTTAACCCCGAGGTTATAAGTGATCAGCCTGTCTTTGCTTATGTTGACGGTTCAGGTGTTTACCTAGCTTCTAGGTTTGCAGGATCTGGCGCAAGCTTTACAGTTAGTGGTAACGATGACCCAGATGGTACGGCAGGCTGGACCTTTAAACCCCTAGATATTGACGGTGCGGCTTCGGCTACTGGAGCTTCAAGCATAACTACAAAGGGTTACTCCTCTTCAAGTGTTGATTTGACGGTTTACTCTGTCTATCCTGGAACGGGTTATAACCTTAGTGGCCTTAGAGACGGTTCAACTCAAGGTCTATCTGTAGAAATTAATAACCTTTCTGTAAGGGATCAAGTTGTTGTTAACAGTGATGGTGCTCAAATTGAATCATTCAATGCTACTGAACTAAGTCCCTCAAGTGCAAACTCTGTAGAGTTCCTGCTTATTGATGATGAGAATAATAACAAGTCTGAATACATTTATGTCGAGTTGGTTAGTAGTAGTGGTGATGACTACTTAGCCCCTGATCAGTTTGGTGTAACGGCGACGGGTGCGGGATTCGGAGGAGGTGTGCCGTTCACGAGCGGTGCCGCAGCAACTCCAAGATTCTTAAAAGTTATTGAAGGAACTTACAGCCTCGCAGATGGGGATAGTGGGGCTGCTAATGACCTAGCTCTAGTGGGTGCTGCTGCAACTAAAACAGGTATGTATGCTTTAGATGATGACTCTCTGAATATTTCCCTAGGAGTTATTCCTGGCATCACTGATGACGCAATTCAAAATAATTTAATTACTTTAGCTGAGAGTTCTAAAAACTTCTTGGCACTAGTATCTCCTCCGTTTGGTGTAGGTGAAGTTCAGGATGCTGTAGATTGGATGAATGGTAAGGATCAAACTAGTAGACCCGCAGCTTTGAACTCTTCTTATGCGGCTTCTTATTGGCCCTGGGTTCAAGTGTTTAATCCCTTTGCAGCGGCAGAACAATGGTATGATCCTGCTATCTTTGCTGCTCGCCAATGTGTGTTCACGGATGCCGTTTCGGATCCATGGTTTGCCCCCGCTGGGTTCCGAAGAGGTCGCCTGACGAAGCCTACGGCCACTGAGACGGTGCTAAACCAAGGAGATAAGGATGTCCTTTACTCTAACGCAGTTAATCCTGTGGTGAATGATCCGACAACGGGTATTACTATTTTTGGTCAAAAGACTTCTCAAAGAACCCCAACGGCTCTTGATAGGGTTAATGTTCGCAGGTTGATGATTTACATCCGAAAGGTGTTATTACAGCTTGGTAAGCCGTTCCAGTTTGAACCAAATGATCAATTCACTTGGGAACTGGTCGAGGATGCGATCAATCCCTTCCTAGATGACTTGCTAGCTCGCAGGGCGATTATTGCAGGCGCGGTCAAATGTGACTCTACTACAAACACACCATTAAGAGTAGATAGGAATGAATTATGGTGTTCGGTTACGATTAAGCCTACTAAGGCTGCTGAAACCATCGTTTTCGAGGTAAATCTTACAAGCCAATCGGCTGCAATTAACGGGTAACAATTATGGTAGACAGTTTCTTAAAAAATGATTACAGAGCGAATTTTGAGCCTGGGAGTACTCTCCCTAAGATTTCCACTAAGCTGGACGCTATTAGGGCTTATCAGTTCGAAGTTAAATTCTTTGGACTTCCACCCGAGTTCACACTGCAACAGCAGGAATTAACTGCTGCGGCAAAACAAGTTAGCCCTATTGGGGGTGCAGTAGATGACATTGTGGTAGATCGCCTAAATGATAAGGTGTTTTACCCTGGTAAGTTCACCCCTGAGAACGTAACGATTACCTTTGATAACCAAGTATTGACTCGAAACACTCCCGCACTTTGGAGTTGGTTCAAATCAATTTACGATCCGATTACGGGTGATATGACGAATCTCGCAGCCCCAGGGGGTCCGGGTAATAAGTCTTTCAAGGCTGCTAAGATGACTGTCCTTGAGTTGGACAATACCAATGAGCCTCACTCCTACATTGAATTGTATGGTGTCTACCCCACGGGTGTCAGATTTAGTGAGAAGAATTACTCTACCAATGAGTTCTCAACGATTGAAGTTACGTTCCGATACGACTTCGTTGATTACAATAAGACGAACGGCTAACAGCTTCTTAGCATTATTCTAATAGCCTTCTCTCCTAAATAAGGGGGAAGGCTATTTGTCTATAATAGATTATGGATTTTTATAAAGAATTACTAGAAAGTTTCAGTCGCATTAAAGGTCGCAAGCTAAGGTTATTGGAGGAGGAGGGTTCAGACCCCGAGGCAGAAGCCCTAGCAACACAGGCTAAAGCCCAAGGGGCAAAACAACAAGGAATGAAGGTTGGAGAGGCTAATCCAATTGAGACTCCAAGTGGAAAGCCGGTAAGTGTATGGGTGACTCAAGACAAGGTGAAAAAAATAGTATTTAAAATAGGAAACGGATATGCAAAAGGGGTAGATGACAATTGGGATGCCTTTGTCGCAGCTTTTAGCAAGGAAGGGAGCCAAGATCCAGGCACACGCAAGAAGCGTGGACCGAGCAAGTCCACCGCAAGCGACTTCGTTGACCCTGTCGAATCCCAAGTTGCTGAGTATCCTATCGATGAAGAAACCAAGGAGAAAGTACAGGGCCTTTTTGCTGAGATCAAAAGGATGGGTCAGGATATCTACAATAGGTTTGTAACCGCTTGGTCAAACGATGAAGAGAGTAAGTTTGCCAAATCCCCTGGGGCGTTTGCTAACTACCTTACAGGAGGCAGACCGGAATCGTTTGAGAGAAAATTACTAGCACCTAAATCCTCACTAGTATTAGAGGATGGTGTTTGGGTAACGCAAGACTACTCCCTTGATGCAGTTCAATTGGCAGGGATTTCTCAGTCTTACCGTGATTTAATGAATTTGATTAGCAACGACAGGATAAAATGCGATTCAGCAGCAAGTAGGAAAGTGCTGGAAAAATTCTCCAAGACCCCAAATGGTAATGTAATAATTAAACCTAAAACAGGCGGCAAAAATCAGGCTCTATCTTTTGCAGACACCACAGGGCAAATGAAAAATATTTTAGAGCTAGCGGAGGGGAAATGCCCTAATTTGGAAGTGCAGGAAGAATACATTAAAGCACCGTTGGGGGGTGGAGGGTCCGACAATGCTGTTCGTGGTCTAGGCTTTGAAAAGATATTAGAGCTTGTAAGCCTTATAGCCATGAACAAAGAGGCTCCGAATCCTGAACTTCAGAAGGTAATAAAATATAAAATTGGCGAGTTAACCCGTAAGCTACAAACGTTAAAAAAGGATGTGGAAAAGTGGGTCACCGACAGCGAATACTCGGCATTGAACCCCGACGATTTGGCAATTGCTGAAGATATTGTTAAGGTGCTGAGTGCAGGGATGACTGGTGCTCCAGAAGGGTCTGTAGGGGAAGAAGCAGAATCTCTTTTCAGAAGGATGCTAGACCACTCAAAGGAAGCCATGAGGGTTAGAAGACCCCTTGTATTTTTGCCAGTAGGTGATCAAGTCGGAGGGGGTAAAAGACAAGACATTCTTGAAATTTATTCTAGTGAAGAGGAGGCTCTGGCAGCAGCCGAGAGATCTGGAATAGAGGGTGTCACACCTATATGTGGAGAGGCCAAAGACTTTTTTGAAAGCAAGACTGACAAAGCTACACTGGCGGCATTAGATGGCGCAAATAAACTTAAAAGTAATCAAAAGGTATGCACTCTTAAAGTAAGCCTTAAAAATTACATGTCTTTGGATTGGGCAAAGTATGGAGGAGGACGGCATTCAACATTTAGGGAGTTGATGGAGGGTGCAGACGATAATTTTCTGAACAGTATAGCTGCTAATATAGGAGTAAAGACTAAAAAAGAACTAAAAGAACTAAAAACATACGCTACGGAAATGGATTCTTTAGGGCAGGTAGTCTTCGATACTCCTTTAGAGGCTGCGACCACAGATGCTAATGGGAAGCCTATTAAGGTACCCAGCGGGGAACTTGCAGCCAAAGCTTTAATAGATACTTTAAGGAAGGACCATTCTTATGATGAGTTAACCGGAAGCTCCAAGGAATTGAGAGCAATCCTTGATACGCCTGTAGAAGATCGCACTCCCGAGCAAGTTGCTACCTTAGCGAAGGTCGAGGAGGTCGATGCCGATAATGACATTGACGATCTCCTTAGACAGGCAGAGGATATTGCGAGCAAGAAAGGGATAACATCTAAGGAGAAAAAGCTTGGTTACGAAAGACTCCAACTTTTACTTAACGATAGACTCCAGGCTGTGAAACTACGGCAAGATATAGCCGCTGGTGACGAAGAAGGTGCTACGGATGAGCAACAAAAGCGTGCTCAACAGGCTAAGAGATTTATAGCGGCTAAGATGTATCATTCTGGGGGTTCAGACGATAACAACCTTATATGTGATTATAGAGATCTAACAGAGGATGAAACCTATATTTTTAAGCAGAATGACCCTTTAAATGATGCTTGGGGTTCTGTGCTATCGGGTGGCGCAGACAAAGATGGGCGTGTTTGGACTATGGAAGTCTCGGAAGCTGGGCAAGTGACCTTACGGTCAGGAGGCATGGAACTTCGATTAAAATCTGATGTAAAAAGCACTAAAGATGCTGACGGTCAAACTACAGGATCATCACAAACGTTTATCACTGAAGTTAATAGAGCAGTAATGGAGACCTACTCAAAGAATACGGGTCCCGATCAACAGGGGAAGTCCAAGAAGGAATCTACCTTAGGGAGCATAATGGATACTCTCCTGGAAGTGATCGGATCCTTAAAAGGTAAAATAAGCGTCAGGGATTTGCAACAAATCATCTAGTCTAAACATCTCTACATCCACATCATCGAAAGTACCAGAGATCTTAGATCCCGATACTGGGAGTCCTAGCTGATTGGTTATAGCCATTGGATCCCTTCGATCTTGACCAATAATTAAAAGAAATTTTCTAGAAGATTTTTTAGAATCTCGATGAGCTTGCGCTATCATATTAAATATTTGGGATTTGGGATTTAGGAGTTCACTTACTCTTTCTTCGTTATACCCTTTCTTGATTTCAATCACGTACTTAAATCTTTCTGGGGTTATAAGGTCTCCATAAATCTTTAAATACTCAGGTAAAGTATGTGTGGTTGCAAATGCTCCTGACCCTGGGCTTCTACAGAACTCTTTAGTCTTGAATCTTTCATTAAGAATCTTAGCTATTTTATTCTCAAACCTGTTTCCTTTAGCTCTTGAGTTCACCTTCTTTTTCTTTTTCAATGGCGATATGTCGAATTCATCTTTCATTCTAAGTTCTCCTAGGCTATAATAGCATCATGGTCGCATTCACACTGAACGATGCCAAAATCAAAGTAACAGAACGATCCCGAGGACGTATGAAAATTCAAATTAAATTCTCTAAAGAAGAAGCCGAGGGCTTCAAGAACTTTTGCAAGCTTAAGCCACCAGAACTAGGGGATGAGACTTTTTACAAGCAGATCTTCTTCGCAGGCTGTAATGCAATGACTGAACAGATCAAAGATCTAGTTGCGAAACATGAGCAATTTAAACGAGACAACCCTGAGGCCGACGAACTCAACACCGATACGGAGCCATCAGCAGACACAAAAGAGGCGAAGTTTGCCGCGCTGCCCGCCAGTGTGACTGATCCCGATACTCCTGCACCTGAGCAACCAAATGAGCAACC